AAGTTCGTGACACATAGATTCAAAACCTCTCATCACAGACCCTTCAGATTTCCATTCATCTCCCAAGTTTTTATCAGGAACCACACAATCAATGTAGTCTAATAATACCATATCAATTTTGATTCCTTCTGAAATCATTTTTCTGATTTGATTCTTAATCTGCATCATTGTTACAGTATCTGATGGAAGTTTTTTAAGTATCAATTCATTAGGCATTTTCTCCTTAATTTCTTGAACTTTAACCATAACTTCGTCTTTTCTTAAAGACAAGTCATCCGGGTGGATTTTTGTCCATAATGTAATGTGTTTACGTTGAATAATCTTTGGATTATCCTCGAAGAATATTTGTAAAACATTATACCCCAAATTAAATGCGTGATTTGAGATTTTTGTTAGTAAAGTTGATTTACCAACACCTGTTGGTGCTAAAATAACACCGATTTCGCCTTTTGCAAGACCACCTTTTAAGAGTCTATCTATACCCGGAATACCCATTGGTATTGGATGACGATAATCCTCATTTAAAACATCATCTAAGTTACTGAAAACACTTTCAGTTCCCTTATCGTGTTCCCCAACCTGAAGAGCTTTACTCACCATCTCTTCTAATGTGTCATAACTCTCAAATTCACCAGTGTCGATGATTTTTTGAGCCTTAACCATTACTTTCTGTAACTCCTGTTGTTTACAGAACTTCATTGATTTTTCTTGTACAAATTCAGCACCTTCAAGCGTAGACTCCTTAACTTTTGTAAGGGTATCAATAATGATTTTAGCCGCTAGAGGTTGTTGTATCTCAGATTTTGTAATTTGTTCTAATGTGTCAAAGGTTGGTGTGTGTTCGTATTTTGTATAATACTCCTTAATCATTTGAATGATTAATTTGAAATATTTATTCTCAAAATAATTTGTTTCAATCACATCTATAATTGACCGTGAAAAGTCTTTGTCGATAATGATTTGGTTTAATAATTGTATCTGAAAGGTACTACCTAGATACTCGAAATTTTTGTTTGACGCCATATTTTTTTTCTTTTAGTGTAATAATAAATACTACACACTTAGGGTAACATCTATATATTTTTTTGTTAAATTTTTAGATGAAAAGATGTCAGTTAAGTTCATCAACAAGTTTTTTAGGTGTGGGCGTACATCCACAGTATATCTTACCTTTGGAGGGTATACTTTAGCATCCACCTGTCTATGACAAATTGTCATATCATTTTGTTTGATGAAGATGTTGAAGTACTCCGGACCATCGATATAAGACGTATCCAAAATAGCAGGATTGTTAATAATTTCGTACATATTATCCGTCATATACGTTACGGTTTTTAATGATAATTGAGTCTGAATATCGTCTTTAAATTCACGAAGTAATTCATAAAGTTCTAATGAGTTTTTTGCCTCACTATTAAACTCTCTCACGTTAAAAAATCTTTGTACAATGATGTTATCATTTACCATCATTAAGAATTCTAATTTTACCGATTCTTGGTCTTTCATAGTTTTAATTAATTGTTTTTAAAATTTCTTTTTTCTTTTCTTGTTAGTTTCATAAAGGGTCTAACAAAATTAACCCACGCGTCATCCCCCTTTGGTAGATACTTAAAAAAACCGTCTTCCATCATCATCTTTATAAGACCTCTATGACCCCTACCATCAGGGTCTAAAGTTTCTCTATAATATAATTCAACAAGTTCTTTAGCATCGTCACTAATCAATGGTGAAGACAAATTTATGATTTTTTCGTTAATAACAAAATATTCATCACCATAAACTCCGGTTTTTGTTTTACCGGACAATAAATTTTGTAATGTTTTGTTATCTTTATTCTCTTTAAGAAGAATTTCCGCCTTTTCTAAAATATCGGTAATTGAAACCGGTTTTTCAAGTAGCTCAGGAAAAAACTTAATAAGAGTTTTCTCACCCAACCCATATATCCCATCAATATTATCCGATTTATCACCCGATAATATCTTATAAGTTCTAATGTTTTCGTGAGGAAATTCGTAAAAATCACATTTGATTTTACTTCCAAGAGAATATGTCTCTTTGGTTCTCGGATAATACACCGATACCTTATCGGAAATAAGTTGAGTAAGGTCTTTATCCCCCGAATAGATGGTCTTTTGTTCGTTTTCCGAGATTTGACAATAATAAGCAATCAAATCATCCGCTTCGTTATTATCTACGTTAATTTGTCTTATATAACAATCCTCCAAGTATTGTTTGATTCTTTCTTTCTGTTCAGTGAAAGAATCTAACTTGTACTCGTTGTCTCTGTCTCTACGTTGTTCTTTATATTGGGGGTAAATAAGTTTGCGAGCTGAAGAATTATCATCACCGTCCCACATAACAACAACCTTATCAAAGTTTTGTTCGTCTATGAATCGTCTAATGGTGTTCACAAAGTGCCATAAGGCACCTATGTGTTTTCCATTATGATAATAATCTTTTACTCCGTGAAAGCCAATCTTTACTAAATTGTTTCCGTCAACCAAAAGTGTTTTAGTCACTTGTTTTTTTTTGTATTCGTTACTAGTCTTTTTCTTCAATCTCTTTCAAATCGTAATCACCATCTGTTCCGATGATATTCTTCCAATATTCAGAGTATTCTTTTTTGTATTTCTCAATAGACGCTTTTTCTTCTGTAGTTTCTTTACCTGCTAAGAATCCGTGAGGTGTTACTATAATCTTACCATCCTCATAACCTAACCCATTGATGTGGTTTTTCATTACTGAGATTTTAGTTCTTACAGCAAATTTGATAGTTCTTTTATCTTTAGTAGCGGTAATCTTTGTTGTTCCCGCACCTTTTTCATTTCCAAAACGGAAAACTAATGAAGAGTTTAACCAAATTGCTTCACCACCTTTAGCTTTAATTTTAGGTTGTCCAAATGGATTATCCGGAAGTTCAACCCAAGGCTGATTAACAATAACCAAAGTGTTTTCATATTTAGAATCCGCTTTACGACTTCCTGAAATTCTTTGATTGATACCCATACCAATTTTGTCAGCTAACGCAGCCGCATTATGTTGTTTTCCACCTTTACCTTCAAAAGTCATTTTACAAGGAACTGAACCAACAGAATCCCATAAGAATAACAAACTGTAATCTAACTCACCTTTTTCCTGAGCGTCAAGTAAACTATTAATATAATCTGTAATTTGTTCTATATAACTGAAGTTATTATTGAAAATGTAGAACCCGTCCCATTCTAATTCACCCGTTTCTTCGTCAACCATTTCTTCACAATCAAAACCCATAAGTTTTGCGTGTTCAAAACTCCACTTCTGTTCGGTAATGATGAATACCGGTAATATTTGTTTTTTCTGAGCATCAACAGCACATTTCACTAACGCGGTCGTTTTACCCGTATCTGAGTGACCTAAGAACATATTTAAGTGTCCTATAGCCGGCCCCGGAATACCAACAGCATCCAAAAAGTCAGGCCCTAAGTCAAAAAACCTTTGTGGTTTGTATTTTGCCGATGTTGAGAATTTGTCCTTAATGGACTTAAAATCGTGTTTTTTAATCGCCATATGTATATGTTAATTTAATTTTTTAATTTATTTAGACAAGTTGGACACCAAGTAATCTTAGTGTCCAAATTATGTGTCTAAGTTTTGTTTAATTAGAACGGCATATCATCATCCTCTTCAGCACCCGCTTGTGGGTCAATCGGAGCAGATGGTTTAGAACCACCAAATGACATCTCATCAGAATCAGAGTTACCATAATCGTAACCACCTTTGTCAGTATTCCATTTTGGAGATTCACCTCTTGCAATAGCTTCTAAGTATTCAACCGGTTTTTTAGAGTAAACATCTTCCCAAGTCAACTCATCATTAATCCAACTATCAGCAGTTGTTTTGTTTTCGTGAATTGGTGCCGCATCATCATACATAACTGTTTGAATCACCGTATAAACAGCTCCTTTTGGAGTTTTAGCTTTAGTTAATTCAAGGATAAGGTCTCTACCTTTTTCAGGGTCAGCAATATCTCCTTTGTTTCTGTAGATAGGAATGATTTTGTCATAGATACCTTCATTTTTGTAGTTAGATTTAAATCTCCAAAATTTAACACCATCTTCTTCGTTATCTCTATCAATAACTTTAACAATGTAAAATTTACGTGCTAAGTAATTTGACGCCAATTTTTTGTCATTTTCATTACCTGTTGAACGAAGTTCTTCGTAAACCTCAGTTAAAGGTGAACGTTCACTGTCATTTTTTCCCGGGTCATAAAACTTTTGAAATTTTCCGTCAACTTGAATCTCGTGGTACCAAACTTCTTTAAATGGTGAAGAACCATCTGTAGTTGGTAAGATTCTTAATCTTCTTTGGCCTTGAGTTTCCTTATCTGAAAGGATTGCCGCGAAGTATTTTTTCATTCTTTCTTCTTGTGTGAATTTTGAGGTAGAAGAAGTACTACCTTGTTTTGCTTTC